GATGCTTGGCTTCGTCAACCAGACACTCAAGCGCATGGTGATGCTTCGCCCCGATCTGTTCGCTGTGATCGCGGACTTCTCAACCATACCCGGTACAGTTCTACAAAGTTGTCCCGCCGATTCGACACGACTGATCGAAATCTTCCAAGTCAAGGACGGCGATGCTGTCACGGAAGTTAACCGCGAGACACTAGATCGCACAGCCCCCGGCTGGCTGCGCGAGACTCCCGGCCAGCCCGTGAACTTCATGCGGCACGTGCGCAACCCCAACAGGTTCTTCGTGTACCCTGCCCCTGCGGCGGGTGTCGCGCTTATCGGGGAGTACGCCCAGACGCCGCCTGACTACACGTTGGATCAGGAGATCACGTTCCCAACCGATGCGTACTTCCCCGCGACTGTGGATGGTGTGGTGTTCTTGGCCGAATCCATTGACAACGAACATGTCAACTCAGGTCGTGCCAAGTTGTTCCAAGATTCCTTCGTGCAGGGCCTCGGCGTGTCGCTTCAGTCGCGCACGATCACTGACACTGAAGCAGGCGGGCAAGACCCGAGACAGGTGATCTGACATGGCCGACCGCACCTTCGCTTCCCTCGTACCCCGTGTGCAGGCTTCTGCGCCGGGGTGTCCGCACGCCACCATCGTGCAGTACATCCGGGACTCGGCCATCCGCACGTGTGAGCGCACGCTGTACTGGCGCTACCAAGTGCCGCTGTTCAACTTGTTGCCCGGTGTCCATGAGTACACATACAACAAACCAGAAACCACTGACGTACATGTGATGTTCGAGGCGGTGGTTAACGACCGCCCGCTGGAGCGCCTGACGATGGAGAAAGCCATCGAACTGTATCCGCAGTGGGCCGACCTCTACAGTGGGCAAGACCCCTCAGTAGTTTGGAGTCTGACCCCGCCGATCTCGACGTTCAACACACCCGAGTTCAATGAGACGCAGTTCAACGCAGGCAGCGCCTATGTGTTGCCGCAGTCTATTGTGGCCGACGGTAGCACGCCGCAGTCCATCACACAGGTCAGCCCTGACAAGTACATCATCTTGCCGCTGCCCAACGCCGACAAACCATATCGGTGCCGGATGTTCTTGGCGCTCAAACCCAAACGCAGCGCCAGTGGCATGGACACAGTGATGTTTGATGAGCTTGAAGAAGTCATCATGCACGGTGCGCTCCAACATCTCTTGGTATTGCCGGGACAGGCGTGGTCGGATCGTGAGCTTGCTGCATACCACGCCAAGCAATACGTTTTCCAGACCAGTGAGCGACGCGCACGGGCCAATCTTGGTAATGTGCGCGGCACCATGCGTGCGCGGATGCAACCTTTCGGAGCTTGATATGGCAGTCCAACTTACCAATAACGCCGCTACCCTGATCCCTGCTGGTATATCCAGCACGGCAACATCGCTGACTGTTACCACGGGTGATGGTGCAAAGTTTCCTGTGCTCGGTACAGGCGATTACTTCTATCTCACACTGGCCGATGTCAACAACAACTATGAGATCGTGCAGGTCACAGCCCGGACTGACGATGTGATGACCGTTGTTCGTGGACAGGTCGGCACGCTGGCTATCCCCTTCCCGGCTAACAGTCGCGCAGAGTTGCGGGTTACGGTCGAAAACGTGTTTATCGCGGCTGGCGACTATTTGTTGCTCTAAGGATACGACGATGCCTATCAAACTCAAAAACAATGTAGCCGGATTTCTTGCAACAACCATCAGTGCGTCCGACACCGGGCTTGTACTGCAATCAGGAAACGGTGCAGCCTTTCCGACGCTGGCCGCTGCTGATTATTGCTACGCTACTCTTATCAGCACTGGGGGTACGATTGAAATTGTCAAGATCACGGCCCGCGCCGGAGACGCGATAACCGTTGTCCGGGCGCAAGAGGGTACTTCTGCTACGGGGTTTGCCGCAGGCACTCGGGTCGAGTTGCGGATCACTGCGCAGGTGGTATATGACGTGGGGGCGGCAACAGGCATGTTCGGAGCGCACACGAGCACAGCAGATGCGCCTGTCACGGGGTACATCACTGTAAAAGACGAGACAGGTACCCTTCGCAAACTGGCTGTCATTACGTAAAGACCGGTATAAAATTTCGTGGAGTCCAAATAAAATGATCAAAATTGATTTCACCATCAGCGGATTCACAGATGCGCTGCATCTTGCGGACGATCACGGCTTGAATGACGCTGAGATCGAGGCGATGAAGCAAGCCCGCTACGACAAGTGGCGCGACTACATTGACAACCCGCCAGCAGTGGTGGATGAACCTGTTGAGGAATAAGCATGGCTGCACGATTCTGGGTAACAGGCGGTACGGGTAATTGGAACGACACCTCCAACTGGTCTGCAACTACTGGCGGGGCCTCTGGTGCGTCTGTGCCCGGCTCTGCCGACACTGCAACTTTTAACGCCTCCTCCGGTTCCGGCACAGCCACGCTCGACATCAGCCCAGAAATTCAAACTTTGACCTGCACAGGTTTTACGGGAACGATTGCCTTTGGCACAAACACAATTTCTCTAAACAGCACAGGTACGATTTTCACTGGCGCTACAACAATGGCGGTTACTGGTACGCCACAGATCATTTGCACCAACTCAAGTGCAACAGCAAGGACAATCACGCCAACAGCAGTCACTGAAGCCAACAGCATCTCATTCAGAATTACCGCTGGCACAGGCACGTTCACTATATCGTCAACGACTTCAATTAGGAACCTTGATTTTACGGATGGGGTAAACCCAACAGGATACGCTGGTGCGGCAACCTTCGGGACAATGACAATTTTTGGTGACTTTAAAGCGTCAACAGGAATGACTTGTCCCGCAAGTTCAAACGTGACTACGTTTGGTGCAACTCTTGGTACAAAAACAATCAACACCGCTGGCGTGACCTTTGACCGCCCATTTACCTTTAACGGTGTAGGCGGCACTTGGCAGCTTCAAGGCGCATTGACTTCTGGCTCCACCCGTGCCTGCACATTGACCAACGGCACACTTGACTTGAACGGCTATACGTTTACGGTTGGTTCTGTTAGCTCAAACAACAGCAACGTCAGAACATTTGCGTTTGGATCGACTGGCAAGTTCGTGCTGCTTGGCAGCAGTGGAACCCTGTGGACAACTTCAACCGCCACCAACCTGACGGTCACAGGAACCAGTCCGCTGATTCAGCTTACGACCAACGTGCCATTTGGAACCACCAGAACTGTAAACATCGGCGCGGCTGGTGAAGCTAACTCTATTAGCTTGGATGTTACGGCTGGATCGGACACCGTAGCCCTTAGCACAACAAGTGGCGCGTTCAGAAATGTGGACTTCACAGGGTTCACCGGGACGCACAACGCACAGAACTCAATCGCGGTTTTCGGAAATTGGAATTACGGCGGAGTTACCGCAGTAAGCAGCACAGGCGCAGTCACTTTTTCTGCAACATCTGGCATAAAAACAGTCACCTCAAATGGGGTTACTTTCCCTGCGAACGTCGCGTTTAACGGTATTGGTGGAACATGGGCGTGCCAAGATGCTTTAACACTTGGCTCAACCCGCGCGTTATCAATAACCAATGGTACGCTGCAACTTAAAAGCGGTGTAACCAGCACGGTTGGTGCGGCTAACACGCCCGGCACCAACCAAAGGTTTCTCCAGTCCACGACGCCGGGAGTGCAAGCCACGCTGTCCGCCGCAAGCGGTACAGTCAGTGTTAGCTATCTGACCATCCAAGACCTCAACGCCACAGGTGGTGCCGTGTGGCAAGCATATACAACCAATCGGAACGTGAACGCCGGGAACAACACCGGTTGGGATTTTATCCAGCAGATTGGCCGATACATCTATACTCGCCGAAAAAACAAACGCATTCTTTATTAAGGAGCCACTATGCCAGCAGCAGCCCTTCCATTCAGCCCTCTGGGCCTCACGGTGTCGTTCACCGCAGCAGTGACCGCCCCGACATCCGCGCAAGCGGTGTCTTCAGCACCTACCACCCGACCAGCGTATCAGTACCGCATCGTCAACGCAGGTGCAGAAACTGTGCTGCTCGGCGTTGGTGCGACTGATGCCGCCGCGCAAGCCGCAGCAGTTTCGCTTGCCGCAGGCGCGATCCCACTTTTGTCTGGGGCTATCGAAATTATGGGGTTCCCCGCTGGGTCATTCTTCACTGGTGATACTACCTCCGGTACATCGGTGGTGTACGTGACGCCCGGAGAGGGACTGTAAAAGGAGCCATGTGGTATGGATCAGACGATTGTCAACTGGCTGTTCGCGGCGTTCGGTGCCACCGTTGGGTGGGTGCTGAAGGTCGTCTGGGACGCTATCAAGGAATTGAAGGCCGATATGAAGCAGATCGAGCGTGATCTTCCCGAAGTCTATGTTCGCAAAGATGATTTTCCT